TACTGACGGAACAGATGTAGGTACAACTTTAACTACGCAAGGAGATATTCTGTATCGAGATGGTTCAGGATTACAGCGTTTAGCGGCAGGGACTTCAGGTCAAGTTTTACAAACTGGTGGCTCAGGTGCTAATCCATCTTGGGGAACAGTATCTTCTGACTATGTAAAACTAGCAAGTATAGATAGTACAAGTGGCGAAGTAAGTTTTGATGGCTTCTTTACATCTGATTATAGAGTTTATGATCTTATTGTTCATCAAATGCAACACAATTCTACAGACTGGGGTAGATTATATGTAAATACTGGAGGTAGTAAAGAAACTGCATCAAATTATAGAATGGTTGGTGATGGTGCATCAAATGATAGTGGAAATACAAGTGCTTATATTAAATATAATAAATGGAATGAAGCGTTTGGTATTTTTCACTATTGGGGTGGCCCAGCTAGAGGAACAATACGAATTTTTGATCCTTTAGATACAACTGTAGAAAAATTTATGCATTGTACTGCAAGTTCATATCAAAATGATTCTAAAATATGGCAAGAAAGTAGTGTAAATGTTTATCATTCTAACGCCGCTATATCTGGAATAACTCTTTCGTCAAGTGGAACGCTTAATGTATGTCAAGCAGATTTATATGGAATTAAAACATAAGGAGTAAATAAATATGACAACTAAAACAATCGCTACACCAGAATTTCCAAATGGAAAAGTAATTACTTTAACTAGCGAAGAAAAGGCTATTTTAAAAGCTGAACAAGAAGCTGCTGTAGCAACAACAACAGAAAGAGATCAAATGCTTTTAGATCAGCAAAATTTAAAAGCTAGTGCTAAAGCTAAACTTGTAGCAGGGGAAGCTCTGACACAAGAAGAAGCAGATACAATAGTAATATGATGAAAAAACTAAAACAAAAAATCTGCGAAATAATTTGTAGGATTTTTGGCATTGTGCCTTGTATGTGCAAACATCAATGCGATTGCAAAAATCAAAACGAAAAAAATGGAAAAAGATAATCTACAAATTGAAGTAGAAAGAATTAAAGGTGACATTAAGTTAATCCAATACTCCATCAAAACCATAGAAACTAATCACTTATCACATATTCAGAAATCAATAGCAAACATAAATAAGGTTTTGTGGACTGTTGGCGTATTAATTTTCACTCAATTAATAATGGTGGTTTCTGATGTCTTATTTTAATAAAATTCAAAAAACAACTGGGGTAGACACCGATGATGTGGACTACGACCCAAAGGACGAAAAAGACGAATAAATATATTCGTTGGTTTGCGTTTTTTATAACAATATTAGGTACGTATATCCTTACGAGTAACAACACAAATTTACAATGGATAGGTTGGACTATTTGTGGATTGTCTACTCTTATTTGGATTTATTGTGCTTATGTAGAAGATGATACTCCTCGTACTTTAATGGAATTAATGTATATGATATTATGTTTGAAAGGAGTTATATCTTGGTATGGCTAAAAAGAAAAATAATCTTTATGCTAAAGTAGAACACGAAAGTAAAGCAAAGTTTAAAAAAACAAGTATTGGACGTCGACCTAGCCCTAGTATGCAAAACAAATCAAAAAGAAGAATGACAAAAAAATATAGAGGACAAGGTAGATGAAAATAGCTTTGTTTATGATTATGTGTTCAGCACTTGCTAACGAGTGTATGCCACCACATAAACTAGGACAATACGATACTTTATATGAATGTTTAAATGCAGGATATACAGAAAGTTTAAATAAATCAAAAGAACTTGGTAAAGAAGAAGTTAACAAACACGAAATTTATTTAAAGTTTGTGTGTACCCCTGAAAAAGCAGAAGGAGTTAGTACTTAATGGCTATAAGAAATTATAAAAAAGAATATAAAAAGTTTCAAAGTTCTGCAAAATCTAAAAAAGATAGAGCAGGAAGAAATAGAGCTAGACGAAGATTAATGGCTTTGGGTGCTGTGTCTAAAGGAGATGGAAAAGACGTACACCACAGAGACAATAATCCTCAAAATAGTGCTAGAAATAATTTACAAGTAACAAGTAGAAAAAAGAATAGAGGAAAGTTGAGGGTTAACGCATAATGATTTGGAATGTATTAGGATTAGGAATTAAAACAGCAGCAAAATTATATTCAGATAAAAAAGCTACTGAGAGTGCTTTATCTGAAGCAAGACTTCTGCACGCAGAAAAAATGAAGCGTGGGGAGATAGAGTTTTCAGGTAAAGTTTTCGAACGTCAGAAGGGAGACTGGAAAGACGAATTCGTGCTGATTATTCTCTCCACGCCAATCATAATGTTAGCTTATTCTGTTTTTGCAGAAGACCCTGAGATAGAAAGAAAATTAGATTTATTTTTTACTAAACTAAACGAAATGCCTTATTGGCTAGTTGGACTTTGGATTTCCATAGTGGCGGCGATTTATGGAATAAAGGCAACTGATATAATAAAAACTAAAAAATGAAAAAAATTAATTTAAATGAGAATACTTCAGTTGGTCTTCCATTAAAAAATTTATTTAGTTTAATCGCAGCAATTGTAATTGGAAGTTATTTTGCCTTTGGAGTTTTAGAAAGGTTAAATAATTTAGAGACTGCTGATATACTTTTTAAAGAAGACCTCTTAAAACGGGCAGAACAAGAACCAAAAAATTTAGAAATGTTTATGTTAATTGAACATTTAGCAGGTCAAATAGAATCAATAGAAAAAGAAATAGAAGCTAGTAGATACAATAAAGTAAATATTGACCATTTAAAAGAACAAGTAGATACTATAACTAAACAAATAGATAAATTAAGGAACGGACACTAATGGTAGAAATAGTTTTTGCATTACTTATGTTTGTAGACAACGAAATAAAAGAACATAGAATACAAGAAAGTTTATCTAAATGTTTAGCAGGTAAAAGAGTTGCCGAAAGGCAATTAAAGACGAACTCGGCTGTTACTTATAAATGTATAAAAAGTAAAGCTGAAGTAGAAATATATCAGGGTCAAAAATCAATCAAAAAGCTAATCTTAGATTAGGCGTTGGAGAAAGGTAAATATGCCAAAAGGAAAAGGAACGTATGGGTCTAAAAAAGGTAGACCACCAAAGAAACCTAGTAAGCCAATGAAACCTAAAAAAGGTAATAAGTAATGGCTAAACGAGGTTTATACGCAAACATACACGCTAAACGTGCTAGAATAAAAGCAGGTTCAGGTGAACGTATGAGAAAAGCAGGTAGTAAAGGTGCACCAACGGCTGCAAACTTTAGACGTGCTGCTAAAACTGCAAAGAAAAAATAATGGTCGCTAAAAAATATCAAAACCCTAAAGGTGGATTAAACGAACGGGGTCGAAAATATTTTAAGCGAAAAGAAGGTGCTAATCTTAAACGTCCACAAAAATCAGGGACAGATGGTCGTAGGGTATCTTTCGCTGCACGTTTCGCAGGAATGAAAGGTGGAATGAAAGATAGTAAAGGAAGACCTACAAGATTAGCCCTAGCATTAAAAGCGTGGGGCTTCGGTTCTAAAGAAGCTGCTAGAAACTTTGCTAATAGAAATAAATTAAAAGCATAAACAATGGTATTAAGAAATAACAAATTATCAGAACTACACGACAAACTTACAGAAAAATTACTAGAAAAAGTCAATGACCCTGAATGTAAGTCTAGTGACCTAAATGTTGCAAGACAATTTCTGAAAGATAACAATGTAGATAATATACCAGTAGAAGATAGTCCATTAGCCGAATTGGCTAAAAAATTGCCATTTAAAGAGCAATCTCTAAAGGACGCTACTGATGAAGCAAAGAGCTTCAAATCGTAAAAATAAGGTACTCTATGACCGAAATACACCCTGTTTTAAGGGACTTTAGGAACTTCTTGTTTCTGACTTGGAAACATTTGAACTTACCTTCACCAACACCAGTACAATACGACATAGCTGACTATATGCAAGATAGTCCTCGTAGATGTGTTATTCAAGCATTTAGAGGAGTAGGCAAGAGTTGGATATGTAGTGCCTTTGTATGTTGGAAACTATTGAACAACCCCGACTTAAAATTTCTAGTAGTCTCCGCTTCAAAGAATAGAGCAGATGACTTCTCTACATTTACAAAGAGATTAATTAATGAGATGGAGATACTAGAACACCTTGCCCCTAAAGAATACCAAAGGGGAAGTAATGTCTCCTTTGATGTTGCTTTAGCAAAACCCTCACACGCACCCTCAGTTAAATCTGTTGGTATTACAGGGCAGCTAACGGGCAGTAGAGCTGATTTCATTATTAGTGATGACTGCGAGAGTTTGAACAACAGCTTAACTCAAAGTATGAGAGACAAACTATCGGAGAATATAAAAGAGTTTGAAGCCGTTCTATCGCCGAACGGAAACATTATGTTCTTAGGTACTCCACAATCCGAAATGAGTATCTACAATGAATTAGGGGTTAGAGGTTACAAAACTAGAATATGGACTGCAAGACGTCCTGAACAAAGTAAGTTAATTAAGTATAATAATAATTTAGCTGATTTTGTTATCTCTAATACAGAAAGGTCAGGCGACCCGATAGACCCTCAAAGATTTACAGATATGGATTTAAAAGAACGAGAAGCGTCTTATGGACGTTCAGGGTTCTCGTTACAATTTATGTTAGATACTACATTATCGGATAAAGAAAGATACCCACTTAAATTAAGTGATTTTGTAGTAATGGACACACACCCCGAATTAGCACCTGTAAGTATCGCTTGGGCAGGAAGCCCTGAATACGCTTGTGAAGATTTACCAAGTGTAGGATTTACAGGAGATAAATTTTATCGACCTATGTTTAAGAGTGAAGACTTTGCTGAGTATAAAGGTTCAGTTATGGCAATAGACCCTTCAGGTCGAGGTAAAGACGAGTTGGGAGTG